CGGGTGGCGCGAGGGCGTGGCAAGCGGGATGCGGCTGACGAAGGCCGGACGGGTTTTCGAGATTGTCACCGTTCACGATCCCGACGAAACCGGCAGGTATCTGGTCTGCCGGACGAAGGAGGTTCGCCCTTGAGGCTGGCCATGAAGCTGACGATCGACGACCTTCTGCGGGCGTTGCGCTGGCAGGCGCACGATCTGGCGGAAGAGGCGGAACGAGGCTACCGTGCGGAAATGCGGGTCCGGCGCGCTGCGCAAGACCAGCGTGGCATGGCAACCCAAAGGATTGGGGGAAGCGATGACGGCGCCAGCAGCTGAATTGCAGCGAGCGATCTTCGCCACGCTTGAGGCCGATCCTGTTCTGACCGGCTTGCTTGGAGGCGCGAAGATCTACGATCACGTGCCAACGAACCTGCCGTTTCCCTATCTCACATTCGGCCGCACCAGCGTCTACGACTGGAGCACCGGGACCGAGAACGGCAGCGAGCACCTTTTTACCCTCCACGTCTGGTCGAAGGCCAAGGGCAAGAAGGAAACGCTGGAAATCATGGAAGCGGCCAAGGCGTGCCTCGACAATGGCTCGCTCGCGCTAGACGCGCACCACCTGGTGAACATGCGCCTGGAGTTTGCCGAAGCCAGGTATGACGACGACCTTTCGGTTCATCACGGCCTGCTCCGCTACCGGGCGGTGATCGAAGAAACGGCGTGATCGTCCGGGCTGCGGCCCGCTCTTCATCCAACACATTTCAGGAGGCCAGACATGGTCGCACAGAAGGGCAAGGACCTTCTACTCAAGCTCGACTCCACGGGAGCGGGAAACTTTGTCACGGTTGCGGGGCTGCGCTCCAAGCGCATCGCCTTCAACAGCGAGACCGTCGATGTCACCAATTCGGATTCGGCCGGGCGCTGGCGCGAACTGCTTGGCGGCAGTGGCGTCCAGCGGGCGTCGATCACCGGCTCCGGCATTTTCAAGGACGCGCAATCCGACGCGGCGATCCGCTCAAGGTTCTTCGCCGGTGAGATCGCCGACTGGCAGCTCTCCATTCCGGATTTCGGGTTGGTGCAGGGGCCGTTCCAGATCACGTCGCTGGAATACACCGGAACCCACGACGGCGAGGTGACCTTCGACATGGCGCTGGAATCGGCCGGACCCGTCAGCTTCACGGTGACGCCGTGACAGCAAACAGACGGCGCGGCGAGATAGCCGCCGAACTCGACGGGAAGACCTGTCGGCTCTGTCTGACGCTCGGAGCGCTTGCGGAACTGGAGGCGGCCTATGCCGCCGACGATCTCGGAGCGCTGGTGGAGCGCTTTTCGCGCGGGCGCCTTTCGGCGCTCGACATGGTCCGCATCATCGGGGCAGGGTTGCGCGGCGCCGGCCAGGAGATTTCCGACGAGGACGTGCGATCCATGCAGACAACAGACGGCGCGACAGGTTTCGCTGCGATCGTTTCCGAACTGCTTACGGCAACTTTCGGTGCCTCGCAGGGGAACGCGCAAAACCCTTGAAAGCCGCGGCAGGCGCGCCGCGCGAATTCCCATGGGATCAGGTCATGGCCATGGGCTTCGGCCTGCTGCGGCTTTCACCCCAGGCATTCTGGGCGATGACACCGCGCGAATTCGAACGGGCGGTTAGCACGCTTGCAAGGGCGCTCGAGGATGCGCCGCGCCGCCAGGATCTGCTGGCCCTGATGCAGGCGTTCCCGGACAAACAATAGACAGGAGGATGCATGATTGAGGACGTAACGGTCTCGATCAATGCCGATATCGCGCCGTTTCAGGCCGCGCTTGGCAATCTGGAAAAGCTGTCCGATCGCTTCGGCGCGCAGTTGACGGGCGCGCTGAAAGGCGCTGCCGTGAGCGGCAGGGAGCTCGACGATGTGCTGCGGCGCATCGGACTCAACCTGGCCGGCATGGCGCTGCAGGAGGGGCTGAAGCCGCTTCAGTCGCTTACGGGGTCGCTGCTTTCGAGCCTGCTGGGCGGGCTTTCCGGCGCATTGCCCTTCGCCAAAGGTGGGGTCCCCGGACATGTCGTTCCGTTCGCCGAAGGCGGGGTGGTTTCAGCGCCGAGCTATTTCCCGATGGGGCGCAGCCTGGGCCTGATGGGCGAGGCAGGACCGGAAGCAATCCTCCCCTTGCAGCGGTCTTCCGACGGGCGACTGGGCGTCGCAGCATCCGGCGGCGGTGCACCGGTCAATGTCGTGTTCAACGTCTCGACGCCGGACGCGGCCTCATTCCGCAAATCCGAAGCGCAGATTACCGGCATGCTGGCGCGGGCGGTTTCGCGCGGCACCAGAACATTTTGAGGAAAAGCATGTCCGAACTCGCCAGCTTTCACGATGTACGGTTTCCGCTCGCGGTTTCCTTCGGTGCGACCGGTGGGCCGGAGCGGCGCAACGAGATCGTTTCCCTGACCTCGGGCCGGGAGAAGCGCAATGCGCGCTTTTCGCAATCGCGCCGCCATTACGACGCCGGAACCGGCGTGAGAACTCTGGAAGATCTACATGACGTGCTGGTCTTCTTCGAGGCGCGGCGCGGTTCGCTCCATGCTTTCCGTTTTCGCGACCCATTCGACATGAAGTCGTGCCGGCCGGAAGGGACACCCTCGCCAGAGGACCAGCTTCTTGGGTATGGGGACGGGACCACCAACCGGTTCAGCCTGGTGAAGCGCTACGGGACAGACGAGGACGCCTACGTGCGGCTGATCTCGAAGCCGGTGGCGTCGACGCTGAGGGTTGCCGTCGACGGGGTCGAGGTGGCCTCGGCCGAATTCCTGCTTGAGGCAAGCGGCGAGATCGTGTTCGCGCGGGATGCGGTTCCTGCACTGAATGCGGAGGTTACCGCCGGCTATGAATTCGATGTTCCGGTACGCTTCGACACTGAGCGCATGTCGATGAGCTTGACAGGATTCAAGGCGGGCCAAATCCCGTCGATCCCGCTGGTGGAGGTGCTGCTTTGAGCGCTTATCCGCAGGCTCTCGCCGACCATCTGTCGCGAGATGTCACCACTGTCTGCCACTGCTGGCGCCTAACCAGGGCGGACGGAAATGCGAGCGGCTACACCGACCACGACAGGGCATTGATCGTGGACGAGCTGACCTTCGAGCCCGAAACCGGTTTTAGTGCCAGCGAGGCGCGCGAGACGCTGGGGCTGGCGGTCGACACGGTGGACGTCGAGGGAGCGCTGTCTTCGGCGAACATAAGCGATGAGGATCTCGCCGCTGGCCTCTATGACGGTGCCAGACTGGAGACGTTCCTGGTCAACTGGCGCCAGCCCGACCAGTTCGTACTGCTGCGCACGGCAACGATCGGGAAGATCACGCGCAGCGACCAGCGGTTCGTGGCCGAGCTGGAAAGCTTGACCCGGGCGCTGGAGCAGCCCAACGGGCGCTATGTCGGACGCGCCTGCGACGCGGAGCTGGGCGACGGGCGTTGCGGTTTCGTGTTGAGCAAGCAGGGTTATACCGGGACCGGTATTGTGACCTCCCGCGAAGAGGATGGCACCGTGGTGGTCGCCGGTCTTGAAGCTTTCGAACCAGACTGGTTTTCCCACGGCGTGCTGACTTGGAAGAGCGGCGCGCGCGCTGGACGCAGCGAGCGCATCGTCGACCATCGTCTGGACATGCGAGGCATCACCCTGGTTCTGAGGCCGGGAGCGGGACCGGACATCCACGCTGACGATACGTTTTCGATTACCGCAGGCTGCGACAAGAGCTTTGCGACCTGCAAGGCGAAGTTCTCGAATGCGGTGAATTTTCAGGGCTTTCCCCACCTGCCAGGCAATGACGTCGCCTACGGCTATGTCGTCGAGGGCGGGCAGTTCGACGGGAAACCGGTCGTGCCATGAGCGAGCCGCAGTCGGACAATAGCTCCGCCGCGCCGCTGATTGTGGCGGAAGCCATGTCGTGGCTGGGCACACCCTATCGGCATCAGGGCAGGCGCAAAGGCGTGGGCTGCGATTGCCTCGGCCTCGTGCTAGGCGTCTGGCGCACGGTCTATGGAAACGAGCCCGAGCAGCCGGCGCATTATGCGCCAGATTGGGCCGAGGCGGGCGGGCAGGACCTGATGCTTGAAGCCGCACGGCGCCACTGCTCCGATAAGCCGGTCGACCGCCTCTCTGCCGGCGACCTGGTTCTGTTCCGCTGGCGGCCGCATCTGCCTGCGAAGCACGCCGCGATAATGATCGCGCCGGAGCTTTTCATCCATGCCTATCAGGGTCATGCGGTGGTCGCTTCGGCGCTGGTGCCGCAATGGCGAAGCCGCATTGCCGGCGTATTCGCTTTTCCCGAGAAAACGCAATCTAGCTGACGTCCGGAGGCCCCGATGGCTACCATTTTGCTACAGGCTACCGGCGCGGTGCTCGGCGGCGTGCTCGGCCCCGTGGGAAGCGCGATCGGCTCGGCCGTCGGTGCACTTGCCGGCTATGCCATCGACCGCGCCCTGATCGACAGCACCCGCCATGTGGAGGGCCCGCGCCTGACCGGCGCGCGGGCTTTCACCGCCGAGGAAGGGGCCTCGATCCCGCGGGTCTATGGCAGCGCCCGGATAGGCGGCACGCTGATCTGGGCCACCCGTTTTGAGGAGACGCGCACGACAAGGCGGCAGGGCTCGAAGGGCGGCGGTCCGCGCGTGACGGAATATTCCTATTTCGCCAATGTCGCCTTTGCCCTTTGTGAAGGGGAGATCGCCGGAGTTCGCCGGATCTGGGCAGATGGCCGGGAGATCGATCGAAACGACTTCGAGGTCAGGATTTATCGAGGAACGGAGGACCAGCCAGTCGACCCGCTGATCGAGGCGAAGCAGGGCAGCGGCAACGCGCCGGCCTATCGCGGGTTGGCCTATGTGGTGTTCGAGCGCTTCGCGCTTGGCGATTTTGGCAACCGCATTCCGCAGTTCCAGTTCGAGGTGCTGAGGCCGGTTGGCGATACCATACGGCAGGTGCGGGCAGTGTGTCTCATTCCAGGTGCGACGGAATACGGCCTGTCGCCGCGTCTCGTCACTCAGCAGAAGCGACCGGGCGACAGCAGTGCCGCCAATCGCCACGTTCTGTATGCAGGCACTAATCTCTCAGCATCGCTCGACGAGTTGCAGATGCTTTGCCCCAACCTCGAGCATGTCGCTCTGGTGGCCACCTGGTTCGGCGACGATCTGCGCGCGGGAGAGTGCCGGATACGCCCCATGGTGACCAGCCGCACCGCGGACGGATTTTCGGAAGCCTGGAATTCGTCCGGCATCGGCAGGCAAGCGGCGGCGGCCGTTTCGTCGTCTCACGACGGAGCAGCCTATGGCGGCACGCCGTCGGACCGGAGCATTATCGCCGCGATCCGCGAGATCAAGGCGCGCGGGC